GGAAATTATGTTCTTGGCGGCGCAGAACTTAATCGTATTGCATATGAGTTTACTGGTGTTCTCACAGGCAATAGAAATATTATTGTCCCAAACACTATTCAGCAATACTGGGTTAGAAACTTAACAACCGGGCCTTACACATTAACAGTCAAAACGCTATCAACATCAGGCGTAGCAGTTACGCAGCTTACTTCAACGATTTTATACAGTAATGGAAACCAAGTTGTTTCTGCAGAAACAGGAGGCATTTCATTGCCTGTGCCTATTTCTCAAGGCGGCACCGGTGCAATTACTGCAGCAGGTGCGCTTATTAACTTAGGTCTTGATCCAATTAATGGAGGGACGTTCTAATGGCAACTGCACCTTTTGTTGTACGGTCAAGACCTGGTATTAAGCGAGACGGTACAAAGTTTGAAGGTGACTTTTACGTTGACGGACAATGGGTTCGTTTTCAACGCGGTTTGCCACGTAAGATTGCAGGCTATAAAACAATTAGCAACTTTCTAACAGAGATTAGCCGTGGTCTTAGAACATATACACAAGATGGCTACACATACGTTCACTCAGGTAGTTCGTCATTCTTAGAAAGATTTACTCTAGACCAGAACGGTAATGCAAGTGCTATCTCGGATAGAACACCTGTTACTCTGCTTAAAGATGACAACAATGCTTGGCAGTTTGATGTGCTATATGACTCAATTAGCTTACAGCCTGCAAATAAAATTATTGCTCAAGTTGCTAAAAATAACGCAACGCTTTACAATACAGAAGGTGGTCAAGTCTTTGTAGGTGACTTAAGAACTACAGACCGTCTTGAAGAAGTCGCACTACCTTCAGGCTTTTCTGCTTCAGGTGGTGTCTGCGTACTACACCCTTATTTGACTGTTTTTGGTACAGACGGAGCTATTGGCTGGTCTGTACCTGGCAACCCTTATGACTTTTCAAGCATAGGCTCAGGCAATGCTCGTGTTGCATCTCAAAAGATAGTACGCGGCTTGCCACTTAGAGGTGGCCCTGGGAATGCACCTGCAGGGTTATATTGGTCTACTGATGCTGTTGTTCGATGCTCATATGTAGGTGGCAACCAGATCTTTCAGTTTGACACAATTAGCTCACAGAGTTCTATTTTGTCGCCTAACTCAGTCATTGAGTATGACGGCATATACTTCTGGGTTGGTGTTGACAGATTTTTAATGTTTAACGGTGTTGTTCGAGATGTCGAGAACAACATGAACATTAACCACTTTTTTGAAGGTCTGAATAGACAGTATGCCGAAAAAGTGTTTGCGTGGAAGGTCCCACGTTTTGGAGAAATCTGGTGGGCATATCCACGTGGAAATGCTACGGAATGTACACACGCTGTCATCTACAATGTCCGTGAACAAACCTGGTATGACACTGAGCTACCTAATGGTGGACGATCAGCAGGTGAATTTGCCACTCAGTTTGCGACGCCGCTGCTGACAGGCACTAGGTTTTATGGCGTCAATTTAGACCCAGGGATTAGAACAACACAAGCAGGCGATATTCGAACAACACAGCTAGGTGATATTCGAATCACATACATCAACAATAACTACAAACTGTGGCAGCATGAAGTAGGCGTTAATGAAGTTGACGTCAATAATATTAATGCTATTCAGTCATATTTTGAAACAGCCGATATCAGCGCTGCTGTACTGTCAGGTCGCAGTAAGTCATTGAGATGTGAGCTTGTTGAACCTGACTTTGTTCAGTCAGGCGACATGACTGTACAGATCGTAGGTCGAGCAAATGCTCGAGCTAAAGAAGTCTACAGTGAAGCAATGATGTTCCCCGATACTGCAACTACACCTCAAGAACAAGTCGTATTCTTTAAAGAAATACGTCGAGAAATGCGATTTAGGTTTGAGTCGAACATCATCAATGGTGACTATCAGATGGGGCAAGTGCTTGCTCATGTAGGAGAAGCTGACGGAACCATACTTGGGGCTACAGTTTGATAACATTACCCGTTATAATAAGTTTGAGAGACTGGGCTGATCAACTTGCTCTGGATCTTGACAATTATGCACCAATTCCTAGGCTTGACAATGAGGAAGAGTGGCAAGATTGGGCAAAAGCGTTTTGCGTGATTTCAGGGATTAGCCAACGTAATCCCCCGAATCCTTATCAATTTACAGACTGGCGCGAATGGGCTAGTCGTTTTGCACAGGTGATGTCATGAACGAGGAAGAATTTATAAAACTGCTTAATGCAGTACTTAAAATAGCAAAGCCATTTGGCGATCAGCTAAAACAAGTAACTGCTATGACAGATAAGTTTGCAGACTTAAATGTTGATAGCCTTGACATGTTGCTTACTTCGATCTATATGTGTGATGTTTTTAACATTAGTGAAGAGTTAGGAAAGACTATGCAGCCTGTCACTGTACAAGATATGCGTGATTTTTTATTTGAGCACCATCGTCAAATGCCTGAAACAGCAGATGCTGCATTGAAGGAGATCGTATGAAGATCTTCATGACATATGGGCGCACTGCAAGTACTGAGAATGTTGAGCTTATTGAAGACGTACCTTATGCTCAAAAAATTCACTGGTTCCCGGAAACATTTCATAATTCACATACAGGCTTCGTATTTCCGCCTCATAGAATGGCAGAAAAAGTTCTTGATCCAGCAATGGTAGACCAAATAAGGCAGACAACAAAAGGAAAGTCTGCCTTTATTTTAGCAGGCGGAAATTCTAATTTTGCAGGTGTTGGTAGGCAGCCTAAGAAACCTACAAAGCTTACGTTTGAATATAAGATCTTGTCACTAAGTCTAACTCAAGTGTTTGCAGGTAGACTTGCAGCACAGTTTGGCGCTAGTGATCTTGTGATTACTGATGCATCAGCATGTGCATCATCGCTAAAAGTTTTAGTTGATGTACAAAATCTTATTAGACACTATGGGTTTTCTCGTGTTGTAGTACTTAGTGTTGAAGATTCAATTAATGACTTGACACTACAGTTCTTTGGTGAAACAGGCGCTTGTTTAACGCATGAGAAACAAACTACTGAGAATATACAACCTAGCGCATTTGATTCAGTAAATGAAGGGTTTTATATTGGCCAAGGCTCTGTAATGGCTGTGTTTGAAGCAGAAAATGCGATGACAGCAGAGCCTATGATGGAGTTTAAAGGTGCATGGGCTGCCGGCGAAAATAGCTTAAATGCTGTAGGCCAGCGAGAAGACGGGGAAGGATATCGAAATGCTATTCAAGGTGCTTTGCTTTCCAGTAACGTATCGCCAGAAGAAGTCAGAATCATTAAAACCCATGGCACAGGCACAAAGTCAAATAACAAAGCTGAAAAATCAGCAATTTTATCTGTCTTTAATGATTTTGTTGCTACGTCATACAAGCAGAAAATCGGCCATACGTTGGGCGCAAGTGGTCTTCTTGAAACAATCCTTCTTTCGAAAGATCTTAAGTCTGGTCAAGTACCGGCTATAAAGAATAGAACAGAAGAAGACTTAGTATTTTTATCAAAGCCTGTAGATCGTCCTGATGGGCTGAGCCTTAGTTTGTCAGCAGGCATGGGAAATGTCTATGCTGCTGCAATTTTTGACATGAGGAATTGATATGCCTATCGTGGATAGTAAAGAGCAGATGCTTGAGCCTAGAGACATTATTTTGACTGCTATTGAGCAACAAAGTACGTATCTTCCTGGTGTTGAAGGTCAAGCAGACCCAACAGACTTAGCATATGCTGCCATCGTAAAAGAGTTTGAAGACCCAAATGGGACATTTTTACGATACGGCAATACAATCTTTGTTATCCACGGTTCAACTACAAAGCCTGGAACAGGTACATTTAGAGCTTTAAATGCAGACACAGCCAGAAACTTTTTAGATTCATCACTAAAATTTATTGATGATGCGTATGACAAAGGCTATTACTTGCTTATCACACAGTTTAAAGATCCAAGTTTAGTTAACTTATTTAGATCAGTCAGTAAAACATTACAAGGAAAAATTAGTCGGCAAGGTGGTTACAAAGCACGACAATTGCCTGATGGCCAAATACAAATAGTGCTACAACTTGGGCCACAGCCTTCCGGTATGCAAACTGGCATGCAACCTGGCATGCAGCCTGAGATGCAACCTGGCATGCAGCCTGAGATGCAACCTGGCATGCAGCCTGAGATGCCTATGCAAGCGCCTGCTCAGCTTCCTCAAGGAGCATTGCAGCAATTACGTATGCCATCTGATATGATGGGAGGTGTGAAATGAGTGTTGTTGTTGACATTGTTGAAGACACAGCTGATTTTGTAGGAGATGTATTTGAATCAGTAGGTGATGTTGCTGAAGACGTTTGGGATGTTGTCTCTGATACAGCTAGTGACGTATGGGATTTTGTTGATGCCAATATCATTCAGCCAATTCAAGACGATCCTATAACGTTTATTGTGTCAGCAGTTGCATATGCTTATGGCATTCCAGGGCTTTCATTTGCTGGAAAAGGTACAGCTGCAGCAGTAGGTATTGCAACTACTGGTTCACGCCTTGCGCAAGGTGATGACTTTGATGATGCAATTAAGGCAGGTGCAATGGCAGGCGTAACAACTGGTGTTACCAATTCAATTGGCAAAGGCGTTAGTACTGGTGGTCAAGATTGGTCACCTAATCTTTATTCTACTGCTGATGAATTGGCAGCAAATGCAGCAAGAGGTGCAGCAAGTGGTTCAGCAGGCGCAAAAGGTGCTTCTATTTCATCAAGCTTAGATGATGCTGGTCGTGTAGCAAGTGTAGGTGATGACATTGCTAGAGCAGCAACACCTGAAGAATTGTTAGCTAAAAATCTTGATGAAGCAATGGAGCTTCCTGGGTATGACAGGAGTGCATTTCCTGAATACTATGATGTTGCAGGTGAACCACAGCTTGTACCAAAAGACAAAACTTTAAATCTTGCAGATGCTGATGAATTGCTAAGGTCTGGTGCAGAAGCTGCTGACATGCCTAGGCGTGGGCCGTATGGTGCAGATGCCCCAGACCCAGCTGCAATGAGAAATGTCTCTGCAGCAGGTGAAACGCCATACAAGTCATCAATTGACGGCCAAGGCTCTTATAGTGACATTGGTAAAGCAAGACCTGGTGGATTTGATGACATAGATGTTGGCCAGACCTCTGACTATACAGATATGTCAAGACGAACAGATAAGCCTGCGCCTAGAGGTATTGTTAGAGAATCAGGTGTAAATGAACCTGGGTGGGAACCGCCTGTTGAAGAGAGAAATGTCCCTACTGATGATTATGTTATTGACAAAGACGGTAATGTTATTAAAGCAGGCGACAAATCAGGTTTGCAGTCTGCTAAAGACCTAGGTGGTGCTGTTGCTGAACGCGGTGGTGATTGGGTTTGGGATGGTGCTAAATGGGTGTGGAGTAACCCAGGTGATGCACTTATGTATGGAGTTGCAGGTCTTGCATTACTTGATAGTCTCGGAAAAGATGGCCCACCTGATGATGACAAAGGCGGCGGAAAAGATGAAGACCGACAAAACGCTGATGATCTGTTCTATAGTGATTTGCAACAATTAGAATTGCAACGTGCTCGTAGAGATTCTCAATTTGGAAGATCTGACAATCCTTATGACACAGGTGGTCTTTATTCGTACGGTGAAGCACAAGGTGAGCACCAGTTCTACGGCCCAACAGTCTACACTCCTGTAGAGTACACACAACCTGTTGTTCAAGCTGCTCAAGGCGGCTCAATTGGCGCACTAAATTCACAAGCGCCTTCATACTACCGATACGGTGCTATGCCTATGGCTATGGGAGGTTATGCATCAGGCGGCTTAAAATCAGTACATGAAGACGGTCGATCTGACCACATACCTGCTATGCTAAGTGATGGTGAATACGTCATTGATGCAGAAACAGTTGCACTTCTAGGCAATGGCTCTAATGAAGCAGGTGCAAATCGTCTAGAGCAAATGCGTCAGGAAATAAGAAAGCAAAAAGGTAAAGCACTATCTAAAGGAAAATTTTCTTCTGACGCTAAGTCACCACTTGCTTACCTAAAACAACGTAGAGGTTGATTATGAGCAATGCTGTTACAGATTTTCTATTTGGGACTTCAGCACCGCCGTCTGTTAAAACATTCGGTGAAACTGCTAAAGACACGCCTAAGTGGTACAACGACTATACGCTGGGGCTTATTGCAAAGGCAAATGCCATTGCAGCAGAGCCTTATCAGTCGTATGACTATCCTCGAGTTGCGTCATTTAGCCCGCTTCAACAAAAGTCATTTGAGGTTGGTCAAACAGCAGCTGGTGCGTACAAACCCTACTTAGGTGAAGCAGGTCAGGCATTCCAAGCAGCAGGTAGTGGCAGCTCACTAGGTGCTGCATCACCGTTTTTAGCACAATCAGCACTAAGAACGCCTGATGTAATTAGCGACTACATGAATCCGTATACGAACCAAGTTGTAAATCGTATTGGTGATTTATCAAAACGTCAAATGTCGGAAAACATTATTCCGGCAATTCAACAGCAGTTTATTGCAGGCGGAACATTTGGCGGTAGTCGTAGTGGTGAAGCACTAGGTCGTGCAACACGTGATTTAGGTGAGTCAACAATGGCTCAGCAAACGCAAGCTTTGCAACAAGGCTATAGTCAAGCAGCTGCACAAGCATCTGCAGATCAAGCACGTATGCTACAAGCTGGTCAGCTTACTGGTGCATTAAGCGCACAAGATCTTAATAGACAGATTGCACTTGGTCAACAGTACAGTGATCTTGCAAAACAAGCTCAAGGTATGGGGCTTACAGAAGCATCAGCACTTGAAGCAATTGGTGGTCAGCAACAAGCACAAGCACAAAGAAATCTTGACTTGCTATATGAAGATTTTCTACGTCAACGTGATTATCCACGTCAGAATATTGCATTCCTGAACCAAGCAATTCGCGGCCTTGACATACCGTCAAGAAGCTACACAGAATCATTTGGTCCTGCACAAGTCTACCAGCCGTCTGGTTTGAGTCAGCTAGCACAAGCTTATGCAATGTACAAAGGTTTGACTTCACCAAGTAGATAGGATGCGCCATGGCACCATTTGACGATGATGAGCAGGTAGATGAGACTCAAGTTGATGCTGAAGCACCTTCAGCAACGATTGAAAAGCCTAGAACATCAAATGCATCATGGCTACAAAGCCAACTAGATGCATATTCAGTTGCTTTAGGCAAAGCAGAAAAAGATAAGTCACGCATCTTTAAAGCTGCAACAGATAGAATCCTTGAGCGTCAAAAACAGCTAGAAGAACCTGACTGGTTTGGCATTGCAGCTGCACTAGGCAAACCGACTCGCACAGGTGCTATAGGTGAAGAGCTTGCTAATGTGAATGAAGTACTAAGCTCACAGCGCAAAGAGCGCCGTGCTGCTAATATGCAATTGCAAGACTTGATGGATAAGTATGCAATGCAAGAAGCAGAGCGTGCACCAGGCGAGCTTGAAAAGAAACTTAGCTTAGGCATTCAAATTCAAAAAGCACTGCCTAAAGATAAGCAGTTTGAGATCCAAGCACTCACTGACCAGCTAAAAGATCTGCCTGAAAACGACCCTAAGCGCGCTGCATTGCAAGGTCGCATTGACTGGTTAAGTGGTAAGCGCAAACCTGCAGACCAGAAGCCTCAAACAGCTGAGCAATATGCACTAGAGATCATTAAAAAGTTTAGACAAGACCCTAAATCTGTACCTGAGGATCAAGTTACTGAAGCACGTCGCATTCTTAAAATTGAGCCTACAGAAAAGCCTGACGCTAATTTGACACTTGAGCAATGGGCTAATAAGGTATTGCGTGAAGAAGAAAAGAAACCTGGCACTCACACAAAAGCAGCTTTAGCACAAGCAAGAGACACGATTCGTAAAGCTAATTACATTGCACCTAACAAGAGCGGCGCAGAAGACAAGCCTAAACCACAATCACCTGCAGGTAAGTTAGCTTTTGATGAAGGCTTTACGCCTGGCACTGCTGAATACTCTAAACGAGTTAAAGAGATTCAAGCAACAAACAAAGCTCTTTCGTCAACGCAAGAAAAAGAGCTGTTTGAACAAGAAGACATTGTTAATAGCGGAACAGAAGCAGTCAAAAAGCTTGCTAAAGCTCTTGAACTTAGTCCTGCAGCATATGAAGGTGGGTTGGCTGAGACACGACAAGTTGCAGGTCGCTTTATTCCGGGCATTAAGTCATCTGATGCTCAAGTTGCAAGCACGCAGTTTAAGTCCATTATGGGCGAACAGATGCTATCGCAACTTAAGTTAATCTTTGGTGGTAACCCTACCGAAGGTGAACGTAAAGTACTAGCAGAGTTGCAAGGCTCACTAGGTATGAGCCATGCAGAACGTGCGCCTATCATTAATGATGCAATGACAGCAGTGGCACGTAGAGTAAAGGCTGCTGAAAACCGTATTAAAGGCATTAGGTCTGGTTCATATGCTCGTGACGTGCCAGAAATGGCACAAGGTGGTCCGGTTCGTATGCAACGTGGTGGTATGACTGACACAAGCGGTGATGTCACACTTTCAAACTTAGGTCGGGCTGTTGGGCAAGGACTAGGCATGAGCTTTGGTGATGAAGCTATTGCTCGTGTTCGTGCTAAGCTTGAAGGCAGACCATATGAGCAAGTACTTGCAGAAGAACGTGCTGCGTACGAATCATTTGCTAAAAAGCACCCTGTTACTGCACTCACTACTGAAATCGTAAGTGGTGCATTACCTACTATTGGTCTTGCAATGGTGCCAGGTGGTCAAGGTGCAGCAGGTGCAAATATTGTACGCACTGCTCCAACGCTTAAACGACTTGCCACATCAGGCGCAATTACAGGCGGTATCTCGGGCTTTGGTGCTGGTGAAGGTGGCATGGGTGAAAAAGGCTCGGTTGTCGATCGTCTTCCATCTGCTGGCATGGGTTCCGCATTTGGTGCAGTCGCAGGTCCTGCAGCATCAAAAGTAGGCAACGTGGTTGGTAAAGGTTACCAAGCTGTCAAAGACAAACTGACACCTTCTGTGAACTCTGTGGACCAAGCTGCAATGAGGAAGGTATTGCAAGCTATGGGCCGTGATGACATGGATGTTAATGCTGCAAGACAGCGCATGGCGCAAGATCAGAAGCTTAATGTGAAATCTACGCTTGCTGATACGTCACCTTCTGTCACTTCACTTGCAGAAGCAGCAGTCACTGTACCTGGCAAAGGCAAGAAGCTACTAGGCCAAAAGCTAGAAGATCGTCTAGCCGAAGGTCGTGAATCTGTAGCTCAGCGGTCGCAAAAAGACATAGCACGTGGCCAAGACTTTACCGCCAAAGAAGATAGTCTAGTAAGTACACTTCGTAGGAATGCCAGGTCTGTGTATGAGCAAGCATATGCTCATGGTGAAGTGTATGACCCACGACTTATGAAAGTACTGGATGATGACACTTTTGCTAAAGCTTACGAGAAAGCACGTAGTATCATCAGTAAAGAGGCAAAAGCTGCAGAACTACGCGGTGAAGATGTTAGTGGCTATAAACTACGTCCGATCTATGACATGGATGCAGATGGCAACTGGGTACGCACAGGCGAAATACCTGATGTACAAACACTTGACTATCTTAAACGTGGTATTGATGCATTGATTGAACAAGGTTATGGCTCTGAAAAGAGTATTTCTAAAGCAGAAGCTGGTGCATTGAAAGATCTGAAGAATGCATTTGTTGATGTGATTGATGAGAACGTGGATGCTTATAGAGTTGCACGATCACAGTACCGTGGTGATGCAGAAGTACTTGATGCACTGCGCTTTGGGCGTGAAGAGTTTCTTTCTCCTAAGTTTACACCTGCACAAGTAATAAAACAGCTACAAGGCATGTCACAAGCAGAAAGAGATTCTCTGCGAGTAGGTGTGTCACAATCAATCTTAGGCAAGATTCTTGAGACGCCTAACCAGATTAATGCAGCACAACGTGTGATCGGTGCACCATCAACTCGTAAGCGTCTTGCTGCACTATTTGACAACCCAAATGAGTACAAAGTCTTTGAAGAAGCGCTGATGCGTGAGGCTGATCTATTTAGAAACGCACAAAACATTCTTCGTGGTAGCCGTACTCAGATGAAGAAAGAAGCAATTGATGATCTAAAGCGTGCACCTGGAATTCTAGATGTTGCAGGTGAAGCTGTAGATTTTGCAAATGCTGGACCTGGCACCATGGTAGGACGAGTACTGAAGTTCTTGCAATCACGTGCAACATTGGATGAGAAGACAGCAAGTGAAGTTGCTAACATGCTTCGTGCTAGCACACCGCAAGAAGTAAATGCCGTACTAGATAAGCTAGAACAGTCTGCAGGTAAGTTTGCTAAAGAGGCAAACCGCACTATAACAACAGAAAAAGCAATTACACGAGGTGTTGGATCGGCTGCAGGTGAGCCGCCACGAACACCTGAACCACCTAGACCTAAAGAAACAGATGAACAGCGCCTTGAACGACTAATGAGAGACTAGCATGGGTGACACTGTCAAAAGAATCAAAGAGCTTACTAAGTCTTTGGCAGGTGATGCAGAACAGCTTGCAAAACAAGCAGAAGCTGGGTTTAAGTCTCAATGGATGAGCGTAGATGATAGCGGTGAAGCTAAATGGGGCGGTACTCCTGGTATCTATTATGGGACCGTGGGTTTGCCAGCTCTTGCTGACTTGGCGAAAGAAGGTACAGCGCCAGAATGGGCGAAAGAAGCAGATGAAAAAGCAGGAAAAATACGCTCTGCTGTAGAAAGAAAAATGGGGATTGAGGAACCTAAGGGTTTTCCTCAGCACCTTGCACGAGCTGCAGGTGAAATGGTAGCTCAAGTCCCTGTACCTGGCGCAATGATGAACAAGCTTCGTACTGCTAAACTGGCAGTAAATGAAGCACCGTCTCTTAAGCGCAAGATTGCGCTATCGCCTCTTGAGTACTTTAGCCCTATTGTAGAAGTAGGCAAGCCAAAACCTACTGCAATCAACTATGGTGTAGGCACTGCATTTGGCGGTGGTCTTGGGTATGGCATTGAAAAGCTTACTGATGATAAGCCATCACTAGGTGAACTAATTTCTAAGTACGGTCCTAACTATGGTTCAGAAGTCCGTGACGTGTCTAAGCCGAAAAACTTTGCAGGCGGTGGTAAAGCTACAAAACTAAAGCAAGGTAAATCTGCATTCTTCTCAGCTGTTGATAAAGCCATTTCAACACTAAAGCAAGAAAAAGGCACGCCTGAACAGATGATGAGCTTGATTGAGAAGACGCCAGGTGTAAAGAAAGAAGAACTAGAACGCCGCGGTATTCGTAAAAAGCTAGAAGGTAAGAAGTCTATTACAAGAGCTGAACTTGAAGCTATTGCTAAAGAACTTCCGGCACAAGCGCCTAACATCACTCGTCTAAAAGATAGCTATTCATTAGAAGATGTAATGGAAAAGCTTAAAAGTGATACTGGGCTAGATGATTTAGCAATTCAAAATATAGAAACAAAGCTAGGCATAAAATTTGACTTTAACCCTAAATTTGGCCTTCGAGTAGCAGACTCAGAAGGCTCTCTATATAATCTTGATGATCTTAAAAAGATTGTACAAGAATATCGTTATTCAGATGACATTAGTGAGACTGAAGCTAATGACTTGCTTAAAGACATTAAAAAAATTGGCCCATATTTTGACCCTCTTCCAAAACCTAAATACCCTAGTTACGCATTAAAGGGATTGGCAAATAGGCCAGTAGACTATCAAGAAGTCATTATGTCAATGCCTACTCGTATGCAACAACTACGAGAGTTTGCTAACCAGCGTGGTATTAATAACATTCAAGAAGCTGAAAGAGCATGGGAGCAAGAATACGGTCGACCATTGCCTGAAGATGAGTACATGGGCCATTGGCGCGACATACCAGTCCCGAACTATACTGTCCATTATCGCACACAGGCATTCATAGATAAAGACGGCAAGAAAGTATTGCACGTAGAAGAAGTGCAGTCTGATCCGCACCAAAAAGCTAGAGATGTTCGTAAGCAAGAAATTCTAAAGCGCGCTGAGAATGAAAAAGACAGACGGTTTCGTAAGCTAGCACAACAGCTTGATGATGACCCTAACTTTTTGCCTGAAGGTTATGACTTTTACGACATTAATCCGTCAGGTGAAATGGGCGGTGAAACAGGTGTTGGCATCTTTAACACTAGAACAGGCGTAGACTTAGGCGGCATAGAAGGGTTTGATGAAAATGAGCTTAAGAGAAAATTTAAGTCTATATTAAGGCAAGCGCTTAAACAACAGTCTGCACTTTCTGATGATGAGCTTAAAGCTTTTGCTAAAGACGTGCCAGATGACTTTGGCTATATGACGTCTGAAAAAGAAGCAAAGTCTAATGAACTAGAAAAGAAAATTAGGCAAATTCGTGAGAACGGACTAAGTGTTGATGACATTGAAGAATATTTTCAGCCTGGCAAGATAATCAAGTCATGGTCAGGTACTGATAAAGTACTTGGCTTTAAGCGCGGCCCTAAGCCAGATTCAGATGAATGGCTACAAGAGTATGATAAAGCACTTGCCTATGTAAGACAGAACTATCTTGCAAGAGATGATGAACACCATCATTTAATGGCATTAAACATTGCTAATGGCAAAGCAAACGACTGGCAAGTACAAGTTGTAGAAATAGACCCGGCAACTGGTAAAGAAATCGGTTCGCCTCGTATGCATCGTACTAGCCCTGGTGAAAATATTATTAATGAGCTACGCCAAGAACGAGCAAATCTTGGTGGTGTAGTCTCTGATTTGCCGTATAAAAAGACATATGATGAGCTTGCATTAAAACAGATTATTGATGATGCTGTGAACCAAGGCTATGATCGTGTGTCTATCTCGCCTGGGTTATTCCAAGTTGATCGTTATCAGAGCGCCATTCGTTCACAAATCGATGGTATTGAATGGGGCCCGATGACTGATGACGGGCGCTACGTAAGCTTTATGAAAGACGGTCGTTCTATTTCTGATGTGACCGTTGATGAAAGCGGAAAAGTACTACATGGACCCAATGAATGGCAAGGTGAACCGCTTAAGAATGTCATCGGCGAAGACATGGCAAGTAAGATTGTTGCTTCGCCTGAAAGAGGTCAGTTTTCTGGTGAAGGTCTTACGATCGGTGCCAAAGGCTTTGTTGAGTTCTATGACAAACGGTTACCAAACTTCTTGCGTGAGTATCTAAGAAAAGAATTCGGTGCAAGTACAGGTCGCACTGAATTTGAATATGACATAGGCAAAAGAGAAAAGTCATTCCCTGAGATTACAGCTGAAGTTCGTAATAAGTTCTTAAATGATGAGCTTACACAAGATCAACTTGACTCGTTAATGGAATTTGAGCAAGATTTCTTTTTTAACTATGTTAATGACATTGCAAGATCGCACGGTCTTGACCCGGACAGCGACGATGTTCAGATGATGGCTTTTAATGACGAAGGGCCTTTTGCAGGTGTTCGAGAAACTATGCAGAACTATGCGCTTAAAAAGCTAGCAGACGAAATATACGATGCGCAACCTATGATTAACCCTAAAGCCGATGTCTTCTCATTTGACATTACTCCTGAGATGTCGGAGAAAGTCAAGACACAAGGGCAACGCCTCTTTGCAGCTGCCCCAGTAGTTGCACTGCCGATGGCTCAAGATGATGAAGATAAGCGCAAAGTCTCGCCGTCTTACACTATTGCACCAGAAGCAAAGACACCGACACTCACACAGGATGAAGAACAGCAATTTCAGTCCGATGTACGAGGTACTGACTGGTTCTCGCGCTTTAAAGAGAAGTTCGGTGAAGAGCCGAACCTCGAAGATAAAGAGTACAACTACCGTGCTGCTTGGAAATCAGGTGCCAAGCCACAAGCTATTGATCAGGATGATATTCCACATTGGCCTAGTGTCACAAGCTCTGGTGAATCTCTCAAGGCACGCAGCCATCCTTCTGGGTGGATGGAAGACTACATGCAAATCACTGGGCGTGATCCGTCAGAAGGCGGTGATCTGACACCAGAACAGATCGATGCGATGAACAAGTCGCTAATGTATCGCTACGGTTTTGCCAAGGGCGGTACAGCCAATAAGATGAAGCAAGTGCTGAAGAAGATGGGTGCCGATGAATCAAAAGTGGCATCTAAAGATCTTACGACAATGCAAGACTTTCACACATCGCTAGGCGACAGTATTCGTGAGCGTGCTGCTAGAATGCAGCAACAGATGGATGCTATGCAGTTTAAGTATGAGCCTGGTCAACATGTCTTTACAGAAGACTCGGCAAGGAAGAACTTCTCGCCATTCAAGATTCTGAACAAAACGATGGTAGGGAATAACCCTATGCGTGAACCGCACCCTGATCATCCGGAGTTAGGTAAAGTAATTAAAGACCCTGTAACAGGAAAAACTTTAAGAACACCGTATGAACCAGGCTATAAAGTACGTCATGAACGCGGCCCTGATGACTGGTCGGAGTTTAACATACCTGAATCTGCAATTAAAGGTGCTGTAGACTTTGCTAAAGGCGGCATAGCAAAGAAAATGAAAGAAGCGCTTGAATCAAAGCCTTCTATGTCTAGAGAAAACAAAAGCAAGCCGTTTATCGATAAAGTTTATTCGCAATATGCGCCTCACCCATTCTTTAATACTCAGCGAGTAATTACTGAGGGAGAAGGTGAAGCTCAAAAGTTTGCGCAATTTGAACTAAAGCCCGGGTTTGGAAATGATGAGGTTTATATTGATTGGATTTCTGCTTACCCTCATAGATCAGGTATGGGATCAAGAGCTATTTCAGAATTACAGCAACATGCACAAGATGCAGGGGTAACATTAAAGTTATACCCATGGGACAAAGGTCAAGTAAGCCAAAAAGCTCTTACAAGCTTCTACAAAAAGATGGGATTTACGCCTGAAGTTAAGGGATCGAAGACGTTGGTGTGGAAACCACAAGAAACTGTTGAACCACCTCCTGAAGAATTTGCTAAAGGCGGATTAGCAAAGAAGATTCGTGAGCTACGGCAAAAAATGGCAAATGAGACAGGCGAATATAATGCTAAGCGCCTTGACCGAGCTGCTGATGAAGTTAAGAACTTAGCCGATACATTTAGTAGCGATGCACTACGTCGTGCTTTTATGGGCGATAACACAACAGGTCTTATTATTGTAGACCCAGGCAAATACGAGACGTTGGCAGCTAAGCTACCTCGTAAAGGCTATGATGAAGATGTTCATGGCGCTAGTCCACAATACAGGATTGGCGATCGACTAGTAAACTATGATGAGTACATTAAGCACTTGCAAAGCATTGCACAGAAAACAGGGTTTAGCGATGTGCCGTATCTAAATCTAAACAAGAGAGACAAAGATGCATTGCTGTATATTTCTGGGCATGAAGGTAGACATCGTCAACGTGCACTTGCCGATCTAGGTGATGCTAAATCATTAGTTCGAATTGAACCACGTGCTGCAATTCGTGAACCAATTGAACGTAGAACTAAAGAACAAGGCATTGAAGGGCTGAAGGCAGCAATTCAAAACAAACCTGTAAAATCAGAAAATGATGAAATCATTATTTTGCCTGAAGTCTTTAAACATGGCGGGAGAGTGTAATGGCTGGCAATCGCTTTACTAAAAAGCTACAGGCAATAAAGTCACGAATGATGATGGATGATGTGCCTGTAGATCCGTCAAGGCGAAAGCTATTTACTTTGCCACCTGAACAGAAGACAGAGTTATTGCCTGTGCCTCAAACGCAACAGCCTTTAGCTTCTTCTAATCTTACAGTTAAAGTTCTTAATGAACCAATGGACAGGCGAGGGTTTCTTAATAAGACTGCACAAACAGCAAAAAATGTAGCAGCTCAACGAATGCTGCCTAGTTTATCGCCACTTGCAAAACTTATTCAAGAAGCGCCTGAAGTAATTAAGCAAGTTGAACCATCCCCACCTAGTATTGCATCTACGCTACAAAAGCAAATTAACGATTTTCTTGAAAACAATTTTTATACTGACGATTTAGAAGACCAATACAGTATTTACCAGAACTTAAGCAAAGCATTAAGCCGAAATGACAGAAAATCACTTTCATTGTCATATGGGCCAATTATGAGCAAAGTTAAAAATGCGCTAAAAGGCAAAGTTGACGATGAAGAAGAAATTGATGAACTTTTGCTTTATATTGGCGATTTAAACAAGCAAATTGTTAATGGCTTAGATGAAAATAAAGCGTTTAATGTGCTGTTTAACTTTAAAGATCAAGCAGATGAGCTAGAAGATTTTCATGAAGCTGACTTAAGTAAGGTCTTATTTGAGAATAAGCACCCACCTAGTCAAATTCATGAATTTTTAGATGCAAACTACCCTTACTATGATGAAGATGTAGTTAATGAAGTACTTGAAGACTTAGCTAAGAAAAAATCAGAATAAGCTGCTGAGCTCGTTGCTTTGCCCACTCCTCTGGCACTGAAGAACTACCGGTCTTCAGAGAAGCAACGAGCTTTTTTGAGGGCTCATTGGATTTCAGGTGTCCGATGAGCCCTTCTTTTTGTAGTTCACTACAGACGGATTGAATTGAGGTGGAGGGCGCCCGATACTTTCAATTCCTTGTGCGCACTGGATACGAAAATCAGCCCACTTTTTCTGATATGCGGGATCTTCTGTTGGCGGTATCCAACCCGCTTTGCGCCACCGAATCGTAATGTCCGTAGAGCTTGGCGTATAAACGTAGTTATCACTGATTGACAGCCCATTAGTCGGTTTCTTCATAACAGATTCTAATGAAAGTTCATCGGTCATAATAGTACTATGCTGAGCCATTACGATCTCCTTATTGAATCACTTCAACGTCAGTAATTTCTTTGGCGGCTTCTTGTTGCTGTTCTTTTTCAAACCGTTGTACAAGCACCCAACCATACAGCTCATCGACTTGCTTGTATACCTGCGAGACTACACTATAGAGTACTTCAGGCGTAGTCTCTTTCTGTACTTCACCAATTGCTGCTACCATCTTTTTGTATGCTTCTTCGTAAGTCATTTTGTTTCTCCTTGGAGTTGATTAACGGATTGTTGAATGTTAGACATTAAGTCTTCATACTCACAGAGCTTTACTTTTCTCTCTTGTAAGATTTCGATAATGTCCATGGTGCTGCAACCTGCTTGAGACAAGCCAATGATGACATAGTGAAGTAAGTTAGATGCTTCATCCTTAGTCATTTGAAACCTCTCTCATCTAAGAAGTGTTTGTAAGTCTTTACTGACCTGTTGATCGATTGCTTGTGCACATCATGCATTTTTGCAACTTCATGTTGAGACAATAAATATACAACAACCTTAGACAGTACTTCTAGTGTTTGCTTTGCCCACCGATCATGTATGTCGACAAATTCAAGAAATAGCTGCTTTCGTTCTCGAAATGACAACTTAGATAGTGAGCCTCTAAGTGTGTCCCATCGTTTCATTTTTTCACCGTATGTATATGCTTCTTCTCGATTGCATCAATCTCACTTAACAAGTATTCACGAATAGAGAGATAAGAGATGCCGCCTGGGTACTCATCACGATGCAGTGGGTGGTAGAACTGTTCCTCACACCAGTCAAAGTTGTCATTCTTCTCATTAGGTGGGAAGATGTTTGTCTTGCCTTTGGCAGACTGCCGCTGGTAGAACTGATCTGATTTACGGAAGTCTACAAGCCCTTTTAAGAACGGATAGCGCTTCAGCACTTCCAACCATAGCTTCATAGCAATGATGTTATCAGCTGTGGTTTGGATTTGCTCATCACCTCGCATGATACAGTAACCAATCAAATCTTTGATTGTGCAACGGACCATATAGAAATGCTCAAAGTTACGAGGCATAATTGTTCTAGCATCTAAGCCATGGACCAACCCACTATCAAGCATGTCTACATACAGTTTTCTCGCCATTTCTGTAACTTGAATGTACCGCTTATAGAACTCTGCGTTAGCCATAATGCCGGGCTTGACGACAACACGATCATCACGCATATCTCGATCACCGTGCACTTGGGCCGCAAAACTAAACAACCTGTGGCGGATTAGGTGCGTTGTGTCAATCATGTCCATGCCATTGACCGACCAAGTAATGTTAATCGTTTCCATGGCAGTAGGTAGCAGTTCATAGCGGAAAAGCTCATCGATGGTTTGGTCAATGTCTTCCTCAGGAAACTCCCATTGAATCTTGTCATTCCATGTGTTCATCAGGAATACTGAAATTGTCTTACGAAACTCTTCAACTGTTGGTGCATGGACGATCTGCACGTCAATAGCTTCTAGCTGGTTGACGAATTCTGCTTTAGTAAGTGGCTGATTAAATTTTAGAGTTGTGTGCATCTTTTGCAGATGCGGCATTTGTTCTTTAGTTACTTTTGGCATTTTGTACTCCTGCGTAATGTTGTTCAATAAGTCTTGCGTAACCGGCGATATCTGTCCAGCTGTCAATATGGTCAGGTGTGACACTAAGACGAGATAGTTTCATGATAATCTTCGAAAAGAAGATACGTTCAAGTTCTGTTATTGCTTTACCTTGCTGCTTATAGTGGTTATGCGCAAGTAATGCCATCATTTCTGCTTCCAAGTTTGACCCATTCGTAAAATCACCGTACACACTAGCGCGTTCTTTAAGTACTTCATCAGTTGTCCGCATCTCTTATCCTCCACGGTTCTAGTTTCTCTTTTATTTTGTCCATCCTAGCTTTGCTATTGATGAACACCTCCTCCATGTACCCGGTATTGCCTAGGTTTATTTCATTCATTGCATACTGGTAGCACTGCAATGCATCTGCATAATGCACAACCAACGATTCAGGTGACTCATGGTCATACATATGGCAATACGGCTGTATTGACTCAGGGAACGACTTGATGATGGTGTCTTCAGCTTTCTTAAGTGCTTGTGCCACTTCAGGGTGACGTTTCTTTACGTAGTGGTTCACATCACTAATTTCCATTTCAGCAAGATCATGGCACAATGCAATCTTAATTGCTGTACTTGTGTCAAACATCCATACATCACGATGCAATAGCACTGCCAATGCAACAAAATAGCTATGTGTTGCAACGCTTTCAGGGTGTAGTACAGGCTTCATGCTATAGCGCTTTGTATGTTGCAATGTATAACTGTTCATGAAGAATGCATGTACATCATCAAGGTTACTCATAATTCATCTCCTCACCCCAATTCTTACGATGAAAGCCAATCTCTTTGTATTCTTTTAGCGCAGCGAATAATTGAGGCATTGATCGCACAACTGAACCGCTAGCGCCTAGCATAAGATTAAACTTTTCTGTAGTGCGAGTACTAGAATGAGCTTTTAGTATTTCATTTTGAAGCAATTCACTTTTTTCAGCGTTAGACAAGTCTTTTCTGTCGATTGCTTGACTAAATTTTTTATGCTTTACATCAGTAAGCCAAATATAAATGATAGGCACCCCAATTGAATAGCAATAACCGGCTTCAAACATTGTACCTGGGTCTTTATCATTAGTAAGACATACAAGTAGTTTTGATTTATTTAGTGCGCTCATGTTGATGTCAAGTACTTCTTCTGGCGTTGTTACACCTGGCACAAACATACATTCGTCCTTAGGGCTAAAAAAGTCTAACCCTGCTTCTTCAATCACAAATCTAATATTGTTGATAAGTGTGATTTGTTCAACATTAAAAAATGGACCTGCAATATAGACCATGTTATTCTCCTTTAAGTAAACAAGTTCATTATACAATGCTCGTGTTATAAGTAAACATAATTGTTTACTCTGTATTTGAAGCGTACTCTTTGATTGCTGTCATCAGCGACTGCTGTGTATTGTCTTTAGATTCGATTGCCTTGACAATAGCCTCGTCAACTGTTTTCTTGGCAATGATGTTGTGGACGATGATGTTATTGCGCTGACCTTGGCGCCATAATCGTCGGATGAACTGGTCATGGTACTCTAGTGACCAAGTATTGCTGAACCAGATGACTGCATTTCCTGCACCTTGCAAGTTAAGGCCATGGCCTGCGGACTGTGGATGGGCCAGTAGCACAGGGATTTGACCTGTGTTCCATCTATCCACAATGTCCATTAGAGCATCACCAGTGACTCCTGATCCAATCACAGGGGCATTCGGAAATAACTTCTTTAGCCTTTGCAAATCATGCTGGTAGTGAAACCCAATCATGCATGGTTGCCCTTCTAAACCACTTACTATCTCTTCAACGGCATCGATCTTTGCATCATGCACAACACTTACTTCTTTTTCTGCACCATCTAGATAAACTGCACCATTTGCAATTTGCTGACATTTCTGTACTGCAACAGCGGCTGTTGATGCAGTCACTGCGCCGTTGTTAATGTCAGTCATCAATCGTTTTTCTAGCTCTTTATACGTTTTCATCGCATCAGGCGGCAATGTGACGTACACCTTGTTCATAATCAACTCAGGCAACTCAAGATAGTCTTTAGCTGCCATGCGCAAGACTTTATTCGCAAGTAACCCATGTATCTTTTTCTCCGCACCAGGCTGAAGCATCCATGTGTACCCACCATAGCCAGTAGGAAAGAAGAATGCAGTACGGAAATGTGTCACATACTTGCCGAACGTTGCACCACGGTCAATCACAAGTTGTGGCCCAAAGATATCGAGCAGTGAATTAGGGGCAGGTGAGCCAGTTAACCCAACACGCCGCTTAAACTGGTCAAGCATAGGTGACAATGCTTTAAATCGCTGTGTGCGTGTGTTCTTAAGATAGCTGATCTCATCCACAACCAGCATGTCATAGGGAAACTTCTTATTGCGCAACGCTTTGCCAAGCCATGCAAGACCGTCAAAGTTCACTAAGTGTATCAATGCAGGGCTTTCAAGCAGCTTATCCTTGTTACCACCGTGCAAAATAGTGAATGGCATACCCCTAAAGTCTTCCCACTTACGAATCTCTTCAGGCCACACAGCATAGATCGGTCGCAAAGGCGCAATGATCAGTACTTTCTTGATTTGCTGTGCTTTATGAAGTTCCTGAATCGCTTTCAGTGAGACGCTTGTCTTTCCTAGACCGGGATCTAGCCACAGTTGCGATGATCCTCTTGTTAGCAGGAATTTTACGGCGTTTAATTGATACTGATGCGGTTTCCAATGCATCTGTTATCTCCTGTTTTGTTCTTAGTACTAGGACTGTATGACCAAGGTTCTTTAGTATGACGTGAATAGTTTCTTGACGTGGAGAAAGTAAGCCTGTCAAAGTCTTTAGCTCAACCCATAATACTTTTTGGTTCTTAAGAGGTATGAGTCGATCAGGCCAACCTGTTGCAAACTTAAGCATCAATTTCAGAGAGACAATGCCTAGTCTTCTGCACTCTGCCGAAAAATGACGCTCAAGTTCTCTTTCTAGCACTTTTACCATTTACATGGGCCACCGTTGTCTTTTCTAAAATGGCAGAATTTACACAGGCCTGACGGATTTGCTGCAAAGAACTTATCATGGCCAATGATATTCAACCGACCTTGTATGTCTGCTTTCATGTGCTCAATATCACGACGGTAGAATGTCATGTATTCAGTAGACTTCTGTAAATCAATGAACTCAATCATAGGGATGATTCGTTCAATGTGCGGCTTTGTTGCAAAGATTACGGTTGAGTAAACGCGTACTTGATCGAGATAGTCTCGTTCTTTTCCTGTCTTAAAATCGAGGACAACCGCTGTATCTCCTTGTTCGTAATAAAGATCGATAACACCACGAAACAAAGCCCTACTATCAGTAAACTCAACCAGATTCCAATCGCTATCAACAGCAAATTCAAGTTCACTTTCAGCATTTTTCTGTTTCCACTCATCCATCTTTGGAAGTAAGTACTCAAGCTCATCGCATACCAGCTCAAGTTGACCTTTAAGTACTGCTTCAATTTCTGCATGGATCACCTTCCCTCTTTCAGCCGCAGGACCTGTAGGCTCTGGTAGTTTATCAATACGTGTGAACTTGTACTTAGCAGGGCACTGCTCGTACATTTTAATCGCTGAATATGAATGTGCCATTACTTTACCTCCGCAAAATTATTGCCAACTTTAGCTTCGGCAATAAGTGGTACATCAAGTGTAAATGCATTGATCATGGCATGCTCAAGTTTCTTTGCTTCACGATCAACAACATCTTCTTCAACAGAGATAATTAGCTCATCATGCAATGACATCAGCAATCGTGATCCTTCAGCTACTTTTGCATAATCAATCATCGCCTGCTTTGCCATGTCAGCACCACTACCTTGAATAAGCGTGTTAAGGGACTTAAATGCAAACTCTTGGCGCCTACCTTGCCACATTCTAGGCGGTTCACCTTTTACTAACCTACCACCAATCGTAGAGAATGGTAGTCTCATTTTATACCGGTTAGCCAAGTCTGTGTTTACTTTATCAAGGCCTACTGCTACTTCTGACTTATAGATGTCAATCAACTGCCTTGCTTCACCATAAGGTATGTTCAGCATCTCACTAATCTTTTTCGGACCAGCGCCATACAGAATACCGAATGAGATTGTCTTGGCATAGTCACGAATGATCTCACGGCCAGCACGTTCTGACATCAGGTTAGACGCAAATGTGTGCAAGTCAGCATTTGGGTCTTGCCTGTATTGCTCTGCTAATTTACCGTCTTCGAAGTGTGCAAATAGACGTAGCTCTTGTGCTTGAAAATCACATGCCACCATCTTATGCCCTTCATCAGGCAGAATAAATGATCTTACTTTCGGAATAACGAGGCTGGATAGTTCTTCTGGGAGCGGAGTCTTAGGGCCCCGGGAAGGCATGGTTTGCAACGTCGGTTTTGCCGAGAGGCGACCGGTACGAGTACCACCTGCTTCTCC